GATATCCGAAGAGTCGGCTGGTGGTTCGTCGCCTTCTACGCCAGCAGGTTCGCCTTCTGGGTATTCACCCTTGTCTTCGTCTTCTTCGCCTTCTGATTCTTCCTTTTCTTCTTCCTTTTCTTCCTTCTCGTCTTCCATTTCTTCTTCCTTTTCTTCGCCTTCCCCTTCAAGTAACTTGACATCTTCTTCAAGTTCCTTGATTACTTCGTCAAGGTCAAAGTCGGATTCTGTCCAATCTTCATACCAGTCAGTTTCTGAATCAGTGTGACCTTCGCCACTCATATCATCTTCTGCTGAATCAAATGCTTCTGGTGATGGTTCCTTGTTGTCGCCAGCGCCGATGTCTGATGAATCGGCTGGCATTTCTGCTGAGCCTTCTGCTTCAGCATCTTCGTGTGGAAGTTCTGTTGCTTCTTCCATTTCTGCTGCATCTTCCATGCCTTCAGCTTCTGCACGAAGCTTACGTTCTAGCATGGACTTGATTTGGGGTGTGAACGTTTCTTCTAATGAAAGCTTTGCATTTTCGATTGCAGTTTGACGTACTGCTTCTGTGTCTGCAATAGCTTCCTTTAAAAGCTTGTTCGTAAATTCTAACTCTGCCATAAATTTTCTCTCCTATGAGAATTAAAATGACTATTAGGAGTCATTAACAGATTGTATACAACAAAATCACACCCCAATAGAGGTGTACTATTTAATATATATTACTATTTTTCTAAAAACATCAATTTTTAGCTAAAACGTATTATTCTGTTTCTTTTGAATTTTGCTCTCTTCTCGCTTTCTGCGACGAAGGGCATCTTGACGTTTCTTTTGGAGTCGTTTTGACTTCTTGAGATGAAACTCCTTTTTCTTTAAATCTTCCATTAGTTCTGCTTTCTTAACTTGCTTGACGAATTGTTGGAGTGCTCTATCCAAATCAATTTGCTTATCACCTTTGACTTCAACGTACATACAACCTCCGTTATTGAGTAACTATTTTATATGCGATAGTGACCATCTTATTAATGGATTCACCCATAAGTTTCTTTCTATTATCTGGGGATAACTTTTGTAGCACTGACACTAACATCATTGCAGTGTATCCATCCAAATATTGTTCATCTATTTTTTGTGGAATTCCAGTCTTTGCAGCTTTTACAATTTTATCCATCTTGGTTTCTTCCATATTGGTATGGAATCCCCAAGGACCAACATTGAATATTTCAGGACGAAGCGTTCTATACTTCCGCATAAGTTCACCAGCTTTTGCATTTGCTTCGTTTTCAATATCCGAACCATCTTCTCCATTTAGCTGCTTACCATCTTCGCGTTGCTTATGATGAATGAGTTCGTGTGCGAGAGTGCGGAGAACATCAACAGGATGTCTATTTCCTTTCACAATAACAATTTCGTCAGTAGAAGGATTATATGTACCAAATGTCAAATGTTCAGACGCATAATCTCCGTCAGCAAATTTGATGTTTGCTGGCAGAGTTTTCATGTCCAATTCTTTCATGAGAAATTTGACAAAATCCTTCGCTAAGCGCATATTACTTTACTTCGGTTAAGAAATCGTAAATGAGAGAATCTATACGTGAGTATGGAGTAATAATTTGCTTTTGTTCGTTGATGAATGCGCCTTGTGTACTTGGATTACTGACGATATCAAAACAAATTAAATTGAAATCGTCTTGCACTTCTACCGTGTTTTCACCAAGTGGACGAACTGACCCCATTCCACGCGATGATACACCTAAGCGAATTCCATTCTTGATTAATTCACGAACGATATTTCCTGATGGTGTTGATAGGATTTCGATATTACCACGAACGTCCTTATTGTCGAACCACAAATCAGTAACGTTGCAGCATACATTCTTCAAGTTAACTACAGGACTTTCTGGATGGTCGAGTTCACCCAATGCTCTTCTTTCTGTTACGAAGTTGTTTTTGTATGCAGTAGCTTCTCTTACCAAAATAGAATGAGGATATACTCTGCCATTTTGGTTCTTTGCTTCTGCGCGTTGGAGCAATACATTTTTTAACATAAGAGGCTTAGTAGCATCTGCCGCTTCTGCTAAAAGGTCTGCTCCGTATTCAATAACATTATATTCGACCAATAAGTTTTTCATATTACTTTCCTCTGATTTCACGGACCTTTCCGGCGAGGTGAAGTAACCGTGATTCTAATTTTAAAAGTCCTTCTTGTGTGCGACGATACAATGCTTCGCTTGCAATTCCAGACTCGTTTTGTAAACGTGCATTCATTTTTAGTGCACGTTCAACTTGTAAAATATTTTTATTCAATTCACTGATTGCTTTCGCAATCTTTTGACGAGAAGATGCTGATTCATCTGCTCTATAAGCATAGTATGGGTCACCGCCTTCTTGAAGACTATCTGCACCTTTACTTAATTCTTTTGCACCACGTTTTGTTAACTTCCATTTCATACTCATAATGTCTTAAGCTCCTTAAGAATTTCATATCCAATCAACATGGCAGTCATGTGATTTTCCTTTATGACCGCAGCCTTTTCAACTTTCTTTAATTGTGATACTACTTCGGTTAACTTAATACGAACAACCGTGTCTGAAATCTTTCCTAATCTTTGTGTTATTTCTTTTGCTAATCTACGACTTTCAACTTGTGTATAGCTCTTAAGTTTAGATGTATTTGTCGTATTGTAAATGTATTCTTGTAATAATTTACGTTGTGATTCATCCAAACCCTTGTACTTTTCATTGAAACGTTCGATTAATATCTTATATGATAAGAAACGAATTTGTTCATCTTGACTACGGATGATATTAGCTAGTTCGTTGCTTTCTTGTAATTGCTTACTTGAACTCTTACCCGATAGATGTTCAACTAAAGTGAATTGACTATTTGCCAATTCTTCAATTAAAAACACATCATTTACCCCGTTGACGGCAGCATCGAAATTCTTGTAAATAGATGCATAAATCTTATATGATGGAATGCGGGCTGAGAAAAATTCTTTCAAATCAAAGTTTTGCTTGATTTCTTTTATCAAACGATACTTTTCTACATTCAACTTATGTTGGTCAAGTTGCTTGCGTTGTTCGTTGACCAACTTCAAGAATTGAAATGCCTTTTGTTCGGAAAGATGTTGGATGTTGAAAAACGAACGATATAACATCAATTCTTTTCCAAGTTCTTTCTTTGAGTTAAAAAATTCACGCATTAATTGTACAGCAATTCCATGTTGCTTGTTTTCCATCACATCAGAAGTGATTTGACGGACTAACAGTTCGTAGAGAATACCTGTATTTCTTAACTTATTGTGCTTTATACTTGGTTTCATAAAAGGATTCCGAATTAGGTAAAAACTTCCCCATCTATTAAATAGTATGTAACTTCTTTACTATATCAATTTTCTTCAATATCTAAAATATTTGCTTCGTTTAGGATACTAGGAGAAGATTTTGGTTTTTGATGAGAATCTAATTGTTTTATAAGATTTGATATTTCTAGACGTTCTAATGATAATCCAGACTTCTTTGTATTACGAATTGGCTTCAATGTTCCGTTTAGTGCGTTTAAGTTTTCCATGTGCCCAAGTGGGTCTCTTCCACGAGGATGCTTGTCAGTGCCATACTTTACACCCTCTTTTGGACGCCCAACCTTTGCTTCTTCAAGGTCATATTCATCTATAATTTCTTCGTCCTCTAGTTCAGCTTCTGTTGGTTCTGGAAGTGCCGCTAGGATTGCTTCTACATCATCCATTTGTTCTGGTTCTTGTGGCACTTCTTCTGGAGGAGCTTCCATTGGTTCTTGACCAGCGGGCTGTTCTGGTGCTTGTTCAGGTGGTGTTCCTTCACCGCCTTGTGGTTGTCCTTGCATGTCAACTGGTGGTGGCGGTGGTTGCATTGCTTGTTGTTCCTTCACCGTTAAATCACCAAATGTTTGTGCTTCTTGCATCATCTTTTGATATTCTTTTTCTGCATCTTCTTTTGATAGTTCAAGAATATTGTGATAGACCCAATCACGTGAAAGATACTTGGTTTGTGTAATTTGACTTGCCAAATTAATCTTTTGTGTCCACAAGTTAATCTTTTCTTGTTCATAGATAACTGATGGAGAGGTCATGTGCAATTCGAAATCAACCAAATCTTCATCCTTGAAGCCTTGTACATACAAATGGATGATAGCAATCTTGGTAAGTTCTGATACTACAATACGTTGAATACGTTCTATTGTACGTGCGAAACGAACGTCTTGTGCTGCCAATGATGCTTTACCTGTAAGGTCTTCTTCGTAGCCAAGGAATGACTTTGGTACCTTGAATGCTGCCATCATTTTATTACGAAGATATTCAATGTCTTCGATAGCGTTAAATTGGAGGCCGGGGAGATTGGTGATGTCTGTACCAGAATCCTTTCCGCGAACAGGAAGATAGAAATCTTCCGTAATGTTCATCATATTATAACGAAGATTATAGTCACCAGTCTTTGGGTCAACCAACGGTGTCTTCTTCATGCGGTCAATGATACGTTGCATGTGTGTATCAATTTCAGCAGGTGGAATATTTCCGATGTCAACTAAGACTTTACGCTTGTCTGGTGCTCTCATGATACGATGAATTAACATCGCATCTTCCATCAATTGTAATTGCTTCCACACACGGCGACCACCTTCAATCATACTCTTGCCATATGGAAGGAAATTAGTATCAGAAAGAAGACGGAAGTGTGCAATTTCGTAGTTGTCGAATTCCTTCTTACCTAACGCTAAAAAGTCATTTTCAATCTTAAACTTGACTGAGAATGGACTTGCTTCTTCTTTTGGTGGGGTAACTGTATTGGTTCCTTCTGGATTTGATGGTCCTTGTCCTTCAATACGAATAGTTTCGTATACTGACAATGGAATTACATTGATAACACCATAGTCTGGATGAATATCTAGGTATAAGAAAAAATCCCCATACTTTGCCATGTTTCTAACCCAAGGCCAAAGATTGAATTCTATGTTGAGGATATCATAGAATAAATTATGGAGAATATCTTGAATTTGTTCGTTCTTTGAGCGAATACTGAGTATTTGACCGAATTCGTCTTTAACAGTTGATTCGTCGGCGTAGATGTCCATAACAGATGCGATAATTGGGTCATTATCCATCATATCATAATCGCGGAACAATTGAAGTCGTGAGCCTTGGAATGCTGCTGCCGCTTCATAACGTCCGTGAGATGAGCCGTATCCACCAGTCATAGATGAATAGACGCGATGATATCTATCAATACCGCGTCTATTGACGAATGATTGGATGTTGTCTGTATCTGCTATCTTAAGTTTTTTACCGCCTACATTTCGGACAATTGTACTTGTTGAGAACAATTTCCGTAGGCGACCAAACACACTAGTATCTGCCATAGCCCCTCACTTAATAAGTAAGTATTAAATCTATTGCCTTCATTAAAGGCCAACAATCGATTTCTTTATTATCCTTTGCAATATCTTCTACAACTAACTTTAATTCTGCTACCTTGCCCATCAATACAATATTTAACAACTTCCAATGTTCATGGTTAAAAACTGTATATGGAGTCATATTTAATGTATCAGCAAGTTCTTTAACTTCTACGTATGCGCTTGCCAACTTTTCTTGTTCTTTCTTTTCAAGCTTTTCAGCGAAGTTTGCTAAAATCGCATCAATACGTTGTAACGACACGCGATTAGTTGTTCCTTCTGCCAATATAATATCTTTGAGTTGCGTGGTCATGTTACTTGCCTCCCTTGCGTTCATCTACTGGTGGTAATGCTGTGCCTGTTTCTTTGCCCGTTGTTGGAGATACATTTGCATCATTCTTATCCGCCATAACATCGTCAAACTCTGCTTTAGCCGCTGCCATGATTTCTGCATCCCGCTTTGCCTTACGTTCTTTTGCAGCTACGATATCAGGATTTGTAGAAACTGCTGGCTTTGGTTGTGGTGATGGTGGTTCATCAGTGGGCTTATCTTGCATTCCACTTCTCTTATCTGCTCCTATGTCTGATGGTACAGATGCGCCTGGAAGTTCAAGTCCTTGCGTTTTTGCAAGCTTTTCCATTTCTGGTGATGCAGCTTGTCTACGCATAGCTTCAGCCATTCTCTTTTCAGCTATTTGCGTCAACAGTTCTTTTAATCTAATCATGGTTTTTTCTCCACATACTTCTTTAGTAATGTATAATAATTTGGCTTCTCTGTCAAGTGGGCAGCAGCAATTTTTGCTGTTTTGACCACATTACCATTTGTTACATCTTTGTGTTCCATTTCTACATTCATACCCATATGGAATTCTTCTGGATTGAATTTATATCCCATCTTTTTTAAAATCGCGTCTGATATCTTTCTGGAGACTTTCATATTACCACTTACGGCACGACCAATAACGTGCCTTAGTACGTGGGCCTGGATTGGTGTCGCAATGATGTCTAGCACGGAAACTACGACGGCGGGCTGGATTTGACTTCTTAATCTTCATTGTCTTATCGCCAAAATTAACTTTTTTGACATTTCCAGTCTTTGGGTCTTTTACAAATACCTTAAACTTCTTAACGTCCCCACGCATTGGTTTTCCAAGTGGAACCGTGCGGGCTGACTTAATGCAAACTTAGCTTGTTGTTGTGGGGCACCTTTACCATGCTTTGCAATCATATCTAATGGTACCGCTGGATGTCTGCGTTCTGCCTTGTCTGCCATATATTCTCTACGTTCTTCTGGTGACATACCCTTGAAATCTGGCTTTGGTTCTGGCTTCTTAATAAGTCCACGCTTGATTAAGTCAGCGAGGTCATCCTTGAATGCTTCTTCCACTGGTACACAATTAGGTACCATCTTGCCACCTTTCATCTTACCACCAACTGCTTTATATCCTTCCCAACAGGCTTCATTTAAGTTTTCCATATTATTCTTCCTTTTTCTTAAATGTGGATACCATAGTTGGCTTTCCACCTGGATTTCCTGCTTTACGTTTACGAACTACGGCTGACCGCTTTTCACTCTTACTCATACGTGCTGCTGACCGTACTGGACGGCACTTTGGATATTTTCGCGAACCACTTGGACCACGTTCTGCCTTGCCAGCAGATGCCCCACATGGTGGATGTTTGCCACTCTTATCTTTACGAGAAATATCAACCCACTTTTGGTTGAGCCACTTACCAAGCTCTCCCTTAGGTCTATATTTCTCATCTAATCCAACTTCTACTATTAGGTCAGTGAATCGTATCATACTGGTTTTGATTTAGTTTTACCACCACGCTTTCGCTTTCTGCGACCAGCGCAATGAGCACGTTGACTAAAGCCTTTTGGGTTACTGCAGTTAATTGACTTCTTGTATTCTTTCGTCCATTCCTCCGGAATGAGGTCTGTTAACCGTTTCATTTCTTTCCTTTCTTCCATCCACCACCCATACTCTTATACTTCTTTGCTGCCCAAAGATTAGCATAAGCAGATGGATATACCTTAAACTTAGCACGTGCTGCTGCCTTTGCCTTAGCCCATTTATCTGGGCTAGTAGGTATATTTTTTTCGTGTAAATCAGAAAAATATTCTTTATAAAGAGACATTATTCTGTTGGGTTGATTCCTGCAAGACTTTGTAAACGTGCTACGATGTTTTCGTTGATGGATTCTGCCACAGCTATACCT